TGAAGAAGAGCGTCTGGCGCGCAACGCTGGTCAAATGGCTTGGTATTACAAAAATCACGAGAAAGCGAAAGCTTGGCTCAAGGCGTATCGCGAGCGACCTGAGAGTCGCGAGAAAGCAAAGCTTTACATGAAAGAATGGAAGGCTAAAAACCGAGAAGCGATTCGAGAGAAAGGTCAAAAGGCATATCGTGCAAATCCAGAACACTGGAAGGCGAAAACAAGAGCGTGGAAACTAGCTAATTGTCATCGAGAGCGCAGAGTGCGAACACAAGAAGAACTCGAAAAGTATCGAACGCGAGCGAATGCGAGACGTAAAGAAAAGCTCGCAACCGATACCGGATTTCGTTTAGCAAACAATTTTCGAACTTACCTAAATAACCTGATTCGGAGAGGTTTACTTAAAAACAGACTCGATCGTTCTCCTAAGCTTCTGGGTTGTGACATACAATGGCTGCTGGCTTGGCTAGAAGTGCAATTCAAGCCCGGTATGAATTGGGAGAACTACGGTAAATGGCACATGGATCACATTCGCCCTTGCGCGAGCTTTGATTTAACTGATCCAAAACAGCAAAAGCTTTGCTTTCATTGGACGAATCTTCAGCCACTTTGGGCGTTCGATAATATCAGCAAAGGCGGCAAATGGGATAGCATCGCCGCTTGAAAGAAAAACCGCTCTCGAGCGTATCGTCACCCAACGAGGCTCGAGAGCGGTGGAACTAACACAAGACAACATGTGAAGAGGATGAGCGAGAGCATCGACTAAGTTGCTCGAGACTTAAAGAAAAAAATGAACACGACGCTCTTCGATTCGTACGGTCGCCCGGTCGAAAGTCAACGCCCGCCATTGCGACGACTGCCGATGCCATCGCGACAAAACCGGCAGTTCTACGAAGCGAGCGAGCCGAGCCATTTGTTGCAAGACTGGCTCACGACCGGGGCGACTGCTGACGAGCTCGTTCACGGTAGCGCGTACCGTCTGCGCAATCGCGCTCGCGCTCTCGAGCGAGAGAACCCATACGTGCGACGTTTCTTGAGTCTGCTGCGCGTCAACGTCTTTGGCTGGCAAGGGATCCGGTTCGAGTCGAACGCGAACTACGAACATCGCAGAGACAGGCCGAACCGTCGCTTGAACGAGACGCTCGAAGAACAATGGGAACTCTTTTGCAAGCTCGGCAACTACGATGTCAGCGGCAAGCACTCGTGTTTGAGCGGCGACGCGTTCGCGCTACGTCGCGCAGTGATCGACGGCGAGCACTTCATTCAACTCGTTCGCGGTTACCCGGACAACCCGTGGAAGTTCGCAGTGCGTTTCATTGAGGCTGAAGACATCGACATCGACTATGTCGATCAATTGCCAAACGGTCATCGCGTCATCATGGGCGTCGAGCTCGATCACTGGGGCAAAGCGCGAGCGTACTATCTGCGACCAGCGAATTATCAGCACCCTGAGCTTAACTATCAGCAACCGCCTGGCCGTGTACGGATCGACGCGCGCGACATGATTCATCTCGCGATGTGGGAGCGCGTACAGACGCGCTGTGTACCGTGGGTAACGTCGGGCATTCTGCAGTCACGGCAGCTCGCTGAGTACGAGAAAGCTGAGGTGACGACAGCGCGCGTTTGCGCAGCGAAGATGGGATTCATCGAGTCAGACCCTGACGCGCAGAGCTACAGCGGGGCGACCCCTGACGAAGAAGGCAACATGATGACGGAAGTCGCCGCGGGCGTCGTCGAGATTCTCGGTATCGGGCAGCACTTCAAACCGTTCGACCCAGGGCAACCGCATACGGATTACCCGAGTTTCAAGAAAGCGATCTTGCGCGGTCTGTCGTGCGCGTTCGACGTCGGCTACAACGCGCTCGCGAATGATCTCGAGGGGGTTAACTATTCGAGTCTGCGCACCGGCGACAAACACGATCACGAGCAATGGCGCTACATTCAAGGCTGGTTCATCGAGAACGCGCGCTGGCGCATCTTTACAGCGTGGCTCGAGACTGCTGCGCTCGTTGGTGCGATCGACGTCCCAGGGTTCGAGTACAGCGATATTCCGATGCTGCTGCACGCGATCAGTTGGAAGCCCCGCGGCTGGGATTACGTCGATCCTGCAAAAGACGCGCACGCTGACGTCGTCGCTGTCGCGAACAAGATGGAGACACGCACGAATATCGCAGCGCGCAAAGGCTACGATCTCGAAGACATCTTTGCGACACAAGCGGCAGAGGAAGAACTGGCCGCGGAATATGGGCTCGATCTGACGCCTGTCGGGGTCGGTGGCAGCGGGGCGAAACCGGCCCCAACACCGACTGGTGCAAGCGGGACAACGACAGAGCAACCGCAAGCGGCGCAAAAAAATCTGAAAAAAGATCCTGAGTCGGAGCGTATTCTTATAAATGAATGCACGTCGCACGCAAAGGCCCGCTCAAAGACGGTCTACCGGTTCAATACCGACACGTATCAATTGAACGGGAACGGATCGATGAGAAAGCTCTAGTCGCAGAATTCTCTTTCAGTTCGACGCTCCCAGTCGAGCGCTGGTTCGGGATCGAAGTTCTCGATCATCAGCCCGGCTCGATGAAGATCAATCGAGCGTTCTCAGGTAAAGTACCTCTGCTCGAAGATCACGATTGGGCCGGCGAGCATCGTCTCGGGGTGATCGAAAAGATCTGGGTCGAGAAAGACACAACCGGCTGGGCTCGCGCACGGTTCAGCTCGAACGAACCACGAGCGAAGATCGTCTTTCGCGACATTCTCGACGGGATACGCAGCGCAGTCAGCGTCGGCTACACGATCAACGCGTACGAAGAGATCGAGCCTGAAGACAGCGATAGCTTACCGCAGATCGTCGTCAACGACTGGGAGGTGCTAGAAATTTCGAGCGTATCGGTACCGGCGGACCCGTCTGTCGGTTTCGGGCGCGAACAAGAAAAGGGCGGGCGTCTCTACGCCGTCCAATACCGCGGCATAAGGAAACGCAATATGTCAGAACGTCAGCAAGTCAGTCAGCAGAACGCGCCGCAAAACGGGAACGAAAACGACAACCCGCCGAGCGCTCAAACACTCAATTTGGAAATCGTCGGCAACAGAGACGACGACAGGAAACGCGCACGAGACGACGAAAAGAAACGCACGAAAGAGATTCTCGCGATCGGGCGCACATGGGCATGCGAAGCAGAAGCGCAACGATTCATCGACGAAGATCGACCTCTCGACGAGTTCAGAGCGTGGGTGCTCGAGAACAAAGGCAACGCGCAGCAGACGCCAGTGATCACTGAACTCGGTCTCACTCGAAAAGAGAATCGCAAGTTCTCGATCGTCAAAGCGATGCGCGAACTTTCGGACCCGAATGGCCCGCGTGTCTTGACTGGGCTTGAGGCAGACGCGAGCGCAGCGATGGCAAAGCTTCTGAAGCGCGAGACAGGCGGCTTCTTCTTGCCACCTGAGTTGATGATCCCGACGCGCACGATGGCGACGCGCGACACTCAGCTCGCGATGCCGTACCCGCTCCCGCCTTGGGCGACTGGCGCGAACCTCGTCGGCGGCGCTTTGATCGACAGCGATTTCATGCCGTTGATCGAGTTCTTACGCGTCTGGCTCACAGTGCGTCAAGCCGGGGCTCGAATCTTGACTGGGTTGAGCGGCAACGTGATCATCCCGAAACAGTCAGGGCCCGGCATGTGCTACTGGCTCGGTGAAGTTACTCAAGTCCCTGCGAGTGATCAAAACTGGATTCAGATTGGGTTGACCCCGAAACGACTCGCCGCGATGACAGAGATCTCGCGTCAACTGATCGTGCAGTCGTCACCAGACATCGAGAATCTCGTCAGGAGCGATCTCGCAGAGATCATGGCCGCTGAACTCGATCGCTGCGCGCTGTGGGGTACGGGAGTCCCACCGATCCCGAGAGGGATCATCAATCAAGTCGGCATCAACCGTTGGGACTTCGGGACTGACCCGATCTACCAAGGTTATATCGCTGGCGTCGTTGCGATCGCTGACGCTCGAGTCAATCTGACGAGCGGCGGCTGGATTATGAACCCGCGAACGTGGGGCGCAGGCATCGGGACCCCGAAGTTCCCGAACATTGGGGAACCGGTCATCACCCCGGGGAACGCTGCGATCGGCACACCTTCGACTCTGCTCGGTTACCCCGTCTACAAGACGCAGAACATCCCGAATCAAGACGTCACACCCGCTCCGGGGCCGG